ATTTTATGGGTCTGGATGACCCTATGAAAGTAAAATCTATAAAGCCTCCATTTGGCTATATAGGCGTGACGTGGTTTGAAGAATTAGACCAGTATGCTGGTGAACAAGAGTTGCGTACTGTTACGCAGTCTACAATGCGTGGTGGCGAAGATTTCTGGGATTTCAGAACATTCAACCCTCCTATCAGCAAAAACAACTGGGCTAATGAATATGTTGACGATTGTGAAGCATTTGCACAAGACAGCACATTAGTTATTCGTAATTCATATTTAGATGTACCAGAGAACTGGCTTGGAAAACAGTTTATTCAAGAAGCAGAAGAATTAAAAGCAAAAAACCCAAGGGCTTATGAACATGAGTATCTTGGTCATGCTATAGGAACTGGCGGCGATGTATTCAACAATGTTGAAGATTTAGATATGAACGCACCCGTACAGAAAAAAGATGTACGTGGTAATGTAATAGAAACTGTACCTATGTGGCAGACGTTTGATAAAATTTATCATGGTATTGACTGGGGATTTTCTATTGACCCGTTTCAGTATGTCAAGATGCACTATGATACACGCCGACTCGATTTATATATCTTCGATGAGTATAGAACAATGCGAACCAGAAACAGGCAGGTATTTGATATACTCTATAAAGAAAAGAAGCTGTTAACTTTTGAGGATTTAGTAACTGCTGATAGCGCAGAAGAAAAATCTATTGCAGACTTTAAAGCCTATGGCGCATTTATACGTGGTGCTGATAAGGGACCAGATAGTGTACGATATGGCATAAAGTGGCTACAAGGTTTAAATCATATTTATATAGATAAAAGAAGATGCCCATTTACTTATCGTGAATTTACACAATATGAATATGAGCAAGATAGAGAAGGAAACTTTATAAGCGCATACCCAGATGAAAATAACCACAGTATTGACGCAGTGAGATACGGTATGCAAAAATGGGCTAATAGAAGAGGACATTAAATGGAATATACGGGCGGCAAACTACAATCTCGTATACAAGAACAAAATATTGAAAATATTGTATACGCTAACTATAAATCTGATAGTGATGGTATTTTTGAAATGCCGAAAATGAGTCCGACACATTTAACTCGTGAGGATTTAGAAAACACACCGCTACAGAGTTTTGATTATGTATTAAGGGAAAAATATCCAGAAAAATTAGGCGTTCATTTCTTTACTTGGGATTATAAGTTTGAGAGAATTTGGAATTATCCTGATAGATATACGGGGTATTTACAGAAATTTAAATTTGTATTATCACCAGATTTTTCTGTATATCGTGATATACCTAATGCGTTGCAACTGTTCAATACATATAGAAATAAATGGTGCGGTAAATACTGGCAGGAACATGGTATTACTGTAATACCAACATTCTCATTGGGTAATCCAGATTTTTTCAAAGTGTTTTGTGATGGCATACCGAAGAACTCTGTAGTTGCCACATCCACAATGGGCGATGGTAGGTGGGGCAATTATAAAATGCTTAAAGCATCATGGAATATGATGTTACATTATTTAGAGCCAGAACTTATATTATTATATGGCAGAAATGTAGCAGAAGAATTACATTTAGATGGTAATATAGTTTTTAAACGACAGATTAATACAAAGGTGGCAGTATAATGGGAACAGGACAAACTGGCGGAAAACATGGGGCTGTATCGACACCAAGATTTCCTGGATATAATGATGCTGGTATAGAACGTGACCCAAAAACAGATACTTGGGGAACTAAACGTAGCTTTAAAGGTTCAGGTGTACGTTCTTATACGTATACACGAATTATAAATGGCGTTAAGCACACTAATACGATACGCGCCCACAATATTGATGAAGCTGATAGTATTGCATTGCGTTTAGGATATAAAACTTCTGATAGACAGATAAAGAAAAGAAAGAGGAAGAAATAATGTCTATATGGGGTAAAGTTGTTGCAAAATTGAGGGAGATGATAAGTACGATGATTAGTGGTAGGTCCATAGAAAAAGAACTGAATATAACAAGTGCAATTTCGCCTAAAATGGAAAAAGCCATTGATTTGTGGGGAAAGTTGTATCAAGATGATGCGCCGTGGTTAAAAGAGCCTGATGAAGTTAGCCCTGTGCGTGTTGCAAGTTTAGGGCTTGCCCCTATGATAGCAAGTGAAAAAGCAAGACTGGCGTTACTTGAATTTGAATCAGAAGTATCCACGCCAACAGAAGAGATAGAAGTTGCTAATCCCGAGTATCCTGGCGACCAACAAGAAGTAACTGGCTCTGACGGTGATACATTCAATATACCTAAACCTGCGCCGCCGAAAACTATTACAGAAGATAAACCTGTAGGTGATACTCAAAGAGCAGAATATCTGGAGCGTCAGTATAAGAAATTAAAAAAGCAATTACGTAAACAGATAGAATATGGTATTGCAAAGGGCGGACTTGTGATTAAGCCGTACATTGTGAAAGATGTACTGCCTGATGAAAATACAGCTTCTTATGATGTGAAGTCAGATATTAAGCCAACCACTGAAATTGAATTTGAATTTGTTCAAGCTGATGCTTTTTATCCTCTTGCTTTTACTGCGGCTGGTAAGATTACAGAAGCGGCATTTATCCAGACAAAGCAACAAGGCTCAATTATATATCACAGACTTGAATACCATAAGTGGGAAGGCAATGTTGTTACTGTAATAAACAGAGCGTTTGAGTCGAATAGTCCTATCGGTGAATTAAATCTTTCTGGACTTGGTAAAGAGATAAAATTAACAGATGTTCCTGAATGGAAAGATTTTCAGCCTATAACAATTATTAAAGATGTTACAAAACCGCTCTTTGCATATTTTAGGATGCCTGATGCTAATATAATTGATACAAAGAGTCCGCTTGGTGTATCTGGATTTGCTCGTGCTGTTCGGCTTATACATGATGCTGATGTTCAATATTCTACACTTCTTTGGGAATATGAGGGCGGCGCAATGGCTATTGATGTAGATAGAGATGCGCTGAAAGTAGAAGATGAACATGGTAATGAACAGACGAAGATGACTAAGTTACAGGAGCGTCTATATAGAAAAGTTGACTTAGGCTCCGCATCTGATACATATTATCCATTTGCTCCTACATTACGTGATAGTAGCTATATAGATGGTCTTAATACGATACTGATGAGAATAGAAGATACCTGTGGTATTAGCAGGGGTACACTTTCTGATGCGGCAGATGTAGCAAAAACAGCAACAGAATTAAGAATACTTAAACAAAGAAGTTATCAGACCAATGAAGATATACAAAAAGCTATTGAAGAAGCATTACGTGATGTTATCTATATAATGAATGTATATGCTGATTTATACTCAATTACACCGCCCGGACCGTGGGATGTGTCGTTTGAGTGGGATGATAGTATTATGGTTGATGCTAATGAAGAACTTGAAAAACGTATACTGCTTATGCAAAATGGTATTACAAGTAAAGTTGAAACAAGAATGTGGTACTTTGGCGAAACTGAGCGTCAAGCCTTAGAAGCATTATCGCAAATTGATAAAGAGCAACAACAGCAACAGCAGAATGACCTCAATATGATGATGCAATACGATATAAATAACCGAGAAATAAACGGTGAGAACGCATACAATAAAGTTAAAGATGATAGGGATGCGGAGATAAAGAGGTAGTATGTTAAGTGAGAATAGTATTAATTATTTAATACAGCCTATTATAGATAGACAAGAATCAATTAATACCTTTGTACTTAATACAATAGCAAGTCGTGTGGGGGAGATAGGTAAAATCTCCCCTGAGGACTTGCGGCGATTAAAATTATTAGTAATTTTTGGCGCAGATATACGTGAGATGAATTCAACTTTGGCAGATATGTCAAAATTACAAGTTCGTGATATAAAGGGGCTAATAAAAGATGTGGCTATTGAAACTCATACAGACGCAAAGCCGCTATACGATTATCGACATAAATCGTTTATACCCTATGATAAAAATATAAAACTTCAAAGAATCGTAACTTCTATAGGCAATCAAACAGCGCAAACCTACACCAATTTATCCAATTCAAAAGCTACAGGATTTTTAATTAGAGATTTAAAGCATCCGGGCCAATTAAAATTCCAATCTATAAATGATACTTATCAAACTATAATGGACGAAGCAATACAATCTGTAAAGAGTGGTGTTGATTATAGGGTTGCTATGCGTAAGGCATTAAAGCAATTAGCAGATAGTGGTATACGTAGATTATATTGGGATAGTGGATATACCCAAAGACTTGATACAGCAGTACGCAGAAACTTATTAGATGCGGTTAGACAAATTGACCAGGGCGTTGAAGATTTAATTGGTAAGGAAACAGGTGCTACAGGTAAGGAATTAAGTGCTCACATAAATTCAGCGCCCGACCACGAACCGTTTCAAGGTCATCAATTTACAAATAAACAATACGCAAGATTACAGAGTAATGAGGATTTTGAAGATATACAAGGTCGGCACTTTAGCGGTGTTGAACGTATTATCGGTCAATGGAATTGTAGACACGTTGCACGAAGTATAATTGTTGGAGTAACAAAGCCCAAATATACAACGGAACAACTTGATAAGATGATTGAGGATAATGCAAAAGGATATACTACGCCAGACGGCAAACATATGACGATGTATGAGTGTACTCAAATGCAACGCCAATTAGAAACTAAAATCAGATATGCTAAAGATGAACAAATGGCATTACAGGCGGCAAATGATATAATCGGTGCGAGAGCGGCTCGTAAAAAAGTTGTTGATTTATTAGCTGAATATAAGAAATTTAGTGCCGATTGCGGATTGCGTCCTCAATTAGATAGGGCAAGAGTTATTGGTTATAGGGCAATTAAGATAAGGTGAGTACATATTGACTTTATTAATCAATATGTTATAATAAAGACGGTGTTAGTCGCCAGTTTTCATTTTTATTCTCCTTGGGGTTGTGGGCGACTATTATGTAGTCGCCCGCATCTTATTTGGAGAATTGTCTGGCGTAAAGACATTTAAAGAACGCACATTCACCGCAAACTGCACTGCGGAGATACAAATAGCAGATATAAATGAATGTTGAAAGGAGAGAAAATGACAATTCAAGAAGTATTTGCAAAAGCCGAAAATGGTACACTTACGTTTGAACAATTTCAAACATTAATGGGAACTTCTAAATTCGTTGATTTAACAGAAGGTAACTATGTATCTAAACTGAAATATGATAGTGATATTCAGCAACGAGATGGGCAGATTACAACTTTAAATCAAACTTTAGAAAGTCGTGGTCAAGATTTAGCGAACCTTCAAAGCACACTCAAAGATGTTGGTGACGTTGATGCTATGAAGAAAGCTGTTGCTGACTTAGAGGAACTGCGTAAAACTTACGATAAGGATACTAAACAGTACCAACGTCAGCTTAAAGAACAAGCATATGATTTTGCCGTAAAAGATTTTGCTAATGGTTTAGAATTTACAAGTCCCGCCGCAAAACGAGATTTTATCGCTCAAATGAAAGCAAAAAATCTCACAATGGAAAATGATACTATTATCGGTGCATCTGATTTCTTAGCTGTGTATAAACAAGAAAATGCTCAATCATTTGTTACAAATACACCAGCGCCGACTAATCCTACACCTACATTTGTTCAGCCTACTACTAACCCTGAACCTGCAAAACCTACACTTACTCAGATGATGCAGTGGGCTAATGAACATCCAGACCAACCATTCAATTTTTAATTTATAGAAAGAGGTAAATTATGCCTGCTCCCAGCTATATTGGACAACCGCAGTTTAATGCGAAATATTTTAACGGCGAAGTATTCCAGAAGTACGTTGACCGTGTTCCGAATACTAAGCTGAATGAACTTTTAAAATCCCG